TCATAGTTCCTTCTTCAATTCGTCCTTGGTAACTTTTTTCAGATATTCACTCATAGAAACCTTCTTGCTGATGTTTTTGTCGATGAGCCGTTCCAGACCGACGTCGCCCGTCAGTTCAAAATAGTGGCAATCCTGCTCCTGCCCAGTGCGGAAGGTGCGCCGCGAGGCTTGCAGAATCAGCGCGTAGTCCCACACCTTATCGAAGAAGATCGTGAAGCGGTATTGCTGCAGGTTCAAACCGAGCGACTCTTTTTGCATCGACAAAACGGCGCAATCCGGGAACGAAGCCCGGCACAACTCTTGACTGGCAATCCACCGGCAAAAAATAATGGTTTCCTTCGGGTCGATGCCATCGTCGAAAATGCGCCGCACTGCCTCTATTTTCGCATGGTCTGTGGCGTAGGTCGTCTGCATTTCGGTGGTCATGGCCATAAAGATGTTGTTGTTGCGCCACTCCAGCATTTCGTCCGACAGATAGCGCAGTTTCACCTCGTTGTAAGCCTCGCGGCTGTCGTCGCCGATGGAGTAATAAACCGTGTGCCACTTCTGGCCGATGTTCATCCGCAGGTCGCACTCATACACATAGTGACGAATCAGCGAATGAAGGTAATCGACATTCTCCATACCCGTGATGAACTCTTTAGAATAGGAACGGTAGCCGACGCGCTTCGTCACGCGAGTCCAACGACAGAAGGTGTTCTTGAACTGCTGAAGGCTCATGCCGAGAATCTTCGGGCTGAGGAACTCCATCTGCGGCCACATGTCGAGCAGGTTCCGACTGACGGGTGTTCCGTTCAACACCAGTTTCCATCTGGCACGACGGCCAATTTCTAACACGCGCTTTGTCCGCTTCGCCTCTGCGTTCTTAATTTTAAGACTTTCATCGACCACGATGAACGGCTCACGCGAGGATTCGACGGCATTCAGCAGGTTCATATAGATGCGGTCGCTGCCCGAAAGACTTTCAACACCCCAGCACGATGTTGGCATTTTCATTCCTCCCCACCGTGCCATTTCCATCTGAATGGTGGGGTACGTTCTGAGCGGACCAATCCAGAAACAATCTGAGCAGGGCGACGAGTTCACCAGTGTCATGGCGGCTCTGGTCTTGCCCGTGCCCGGCTCCATGAAAAGCGCACCCACGCGCCACTCATGCAGGTGGTTGATGGCTGTTGTCTGTTGTGTGGTCAGGGTCGTCATCGCTTTAAGTCGTTAATAATGTTTGATTCTTTCGCTTCCATTCTCTTCGGCTCGTGCTTCTCGACGGTGTAGGTCGGCAACTTCCGACCTTCCTCATTGAACCAAGCCTGCTTCTTCGACGAATATTGAATGTCCTTCTTTGGAAGAATCCACGACGCAATCCAATAGGCGTCGCTTTTCATCACCTCGAAGTCGCGACCAAACACGCAACTCACTGGAATAATATCGCTGCTGCCGTCGAACGACGTGGCCTTGTAGGCCTTCTCGGAAATGCGCGTGAGGCTGTCGAGCCTCACACTGTAGCACAATGTCTTCTTCATACCAAACCCTCCTTTCTCCAGAAACGGCGAGCAATGGCGTTAGTTTTACGACGGTCTCCGATGTGAATGGCTTCCCCCGTGTTGCGATTAAGTAGGTAGATGTCTTTCGTGTTGAATTTCCACTTGCAAAATTCTTCTGCCTTAGCATCGCTTATTGCAGAAAAATCATACTCCATTCCTTTCAAAGTCGTGTTGTAAATAGCTTTGTAATCCATAATGTAGTCTGCTGAATTTACCCTGTTGCCACCAGTTTTAGTTATTGAACGATGCAAAGGTACGACTTTTTTTTGATGTACCAAAATTTTTGCACACTTTTTTAAGTTAAAAAATCAAAAACACAAAAAAAACACCAGCGACCCTCACGGGCAACTGGCGCTCCTCGTATTTATGAAAAGATTTTTTAAGCTCCTTATTTATCTTGTATGAAAGTGTTGTAGTGAATCGTCGAATAGGGGTTGAAGTTCACGAGTTTCACCTCGTAGCCCTTCACCTTCCAACGCCACCACAGAAAGCGGTGCTTGTATTGCCGCTTGACCACGGCGACGATTGAATCGCGTGTCCGAAAATGTAAATTGTCAGTAATAGGGTTGAATTGAAAGTCAATCCATTCGTCGCGGTAGCCCAACAAGGCAACGGAATCCCCACTTCCGCCCTTGGTCGTGTCCGGCGCGAGGTGAACCTGTCCGGCACTCTCCATCGCGGTTTTCTGCATCGACTCTATTTCGGAAACCTTCACTTGCAAATCCTTCAGAAGTGCCTTTTCGTCGGCGGTCAGCACGTTCTTGATTCGCTCGACCTCGACCACCTGCTGCGTCACCACCTCCACCGTGTCGCGAATCGTGTCGCGCTGCAGCGGAACGTACTGCTGTTGTCGGGCCAGTTCCTCGCGAAGCTGCTCATTCTCTCGCTTCAACTTCCGACCCTCGCACGAGTCGAAAATGACCAGCGCGACCATCACTATGCCGAGTATCGACAACAGGTAAGGCCACAGAACTTTCAACCACCTCATAGCACACTCATCGTTGCGCCGACCACAGCACCCAAGACATCTGCCTGCAGGTCAGCGAGTGAAACACGCTCGTCGATAAAGACTTCTTTGTAAACACCGGCGGCAAGCGTCGCCACAAGGGCAATCACCGCCACCACGACGCGACGCCGCAGCCCATCGGGAACAAACGCCATCGCCACCGAAGCCAACAAGAAACACAACAACAGCGACACCGTGAAGTGCATCCAGTCGTCCTTTCGGAACGATTTTAATTTTTCAAAAAACTTTCCCATATCCAAATTGTCAAATAGTAAATAGTCAAAAAGTCAAATCCCCAAAGCGCTTTTCGCCCTCTTCAGATAGAGTTTCCGCTGCTCGAACCCATTCAGACCACCGTTGATTTTCCGCGTGATGGTCGTCACATCGTCGCGGTCGGCCAACGTGTTCAAGTTCCGACTCCACCAGTACCACATCGCCGACTTCACCGCGCCCGGCAACTGCGAAAGCCAGTCGGGGTGCGCCATCAGGTCGCCCACGCAGAACCGGCTCCGAGCATACGCCTGATAGTTGGCACGGCCAGTCAGTTGCAGCAAGCCACGACCCTTGAACCTGACACCGTCGCCCTTCTGCGTGTTGCCCAGTCGGGCGTTCCACTCGTAGGCCTTGCCGCTCGCCAGTTCCGTCATCAGCACGAAACCCATTGTCTCGTGCGCGGCCTGCGCCAAGAAGTGAGCCATACGCCTCGCAGTCGTGATGCCGAAAGTCGGCGCCCACTGCTGAATAGACGCGGCCAACGCCTCGGCGTTCTTAGCCTTCGGCGCTATCTTCCTTAGAATTGCTGCTGTTACTCCTACCATTACTTTGCCTTCTTAATTCCTCGCGAATCTCTGTTTTGAATTGTGACACTCTATCAACGAAGTACGCGGCCACCCCGAAGATAGCCAGTCCGCCGCTGATGGCAATGCCCACATACGTATTCACACCCTCGGCCACACGTTCAATCGTCAAGAACGATGTGAAAACCAACACAATCGCGCTCAGAATCAGCGCAATGGCCGAGAGGTATTGAATCCAGTCTTTCGTGTTTTGCTTCATACTGCAAAGATACTGCCTATATATAATAATGTAAAGGACACGACAAAATCAGTCATTCCATCGCCCATCGTCGAGCCACGCACCGCCATCGTCCCAAACGCCTTTCGTCAGAACCCAACGGCTTTCTGCCGACTCGTCGGAAATCTCGATCGGATGGCACGTCACCTTCCACGACGGTTTCCGACCGCTCGATGTCAGCGTCTCCTCGATTTCGCGCACCACCCATCGGCGGTTCCGCACCACAATGATGGCGCGAGGGTCGAGCATGTTCGGGTCGTAAGTCTCGAACACCACCTTGCGCGTCGTGTCTATCCGATAGACACCGGCGTACAACTCCGCCTCGATGTCCTGCAGGCGAAGCGAGCCGACGAACGCATCGGTCTCAATCGACGGAAAACTATTTTCCTTAGTGTGCCAAAATTCCTCGACGTTCTGTGCGTGCCAGGCATCGGTGTGAGCCTGCGGCAGATAGCCGTGACGATGCTCCTGCAAACCAGCATAGAAAGCCACGAGAAGGTCGCCTGCCGACGCTTCCGACTCTTCCTGATAACCGCCGATGATGTCGATGAAGTTTTCTTCTTGTTCCTCGGTGCTGCATGTGTCCGGCTCCTCGATTTTTTTTGTGTTGTTGCTCGAACCAGGAGTAACGACGATGTTTGTCAAGCCGAACATCAAGATGGAATATCCTCGTAACGTAGAGTAAAACAGATGCGACGGCATCAGTCTCATCACCGCCGGACGGATTTTCATTTTCAATTCACCAACGGAATTTTCACGTTTTAGGTCGGCGAACTGATCGACCTCGAACCGATTCTTTCCATACATCGTAGGAGGTGCCATCGAATCACCGACTGCCATATATAAAAGGTGAAGTACTGTCCAAGAGGAAGAAAAATCAGAAGGAACAGAAGCATCCCATTTTTGCGCGTCGATGGAAGGAAATACACCTTCAGCACCGCGCATGACAGAAACATCGGTCGTTTCCAAAAAATCCTTATCAGCAACGAGGGGTTTCAAGCAAAAAAGTCGGCGAGTCGTGATGTCTTGCTTCAGTTCGCGACGCGAAAAGGGATTTCCGAACATGTGGCCACTGAAAGGCCAGTCGTCTTCCACAATGGGCGTGTTCTGCTTCAACTTCTCCGGCAGGCGCATCAGGCGGTGGTCGGCATCGTCGGGAAGTTCATAACTGACATCCGACGTTGTCCAGTCTTCCTCGCCCTCTTCCTCCACAGAAAGGTCGTAGGCATCGACGACGTTTTTCAGCGGAACAATCCGTGACTGGGAATAGAAAATCCCCTTGGAGACAATATCGACCGTCTTCGTCACATTATCGACCAACAAAACCATGCCCGTCAGTTTCTCGACCTCTTCGAGAAAATCCTTCACCGTCCAGCCGGATAGCATTTCGGCATACTTCGTTGTCGAGCGCGTGTTCACCACGAACAGGCTCTTGTACTGGCTCTCGTCCAAATGGTTCGTGCCGATGGTGTAGCCCAGCGCACCCAACAGACGCTTCACCAAAGCACACAGGAACGGCTGCGCCACCACTTCCAAGTCGCCGCGTCCATCATTCACGTAGTTAGCATCGTCGCGACCGACGATGATTTTTGGCCTCGCCTCGCCATACTTACCCCGGCAAAGGTAGTTGTTGTAAAAAGTGTTGTCCGAAGAATTGAAAACCGTCGGCAGGCAATAGTGGATGGCAGGGTAGGTCAGGTGCTGCGTCAAGCCGGTGCGCATCGGCCAAGCCACGTCGGTTTCGCCCATGTCGCCGATTTCACCCATGTCGAGCCATTCGATGCGCAACGAGTCGCTCACGACGTAGTTCAACTCCGAGTTTCCTGCAACAACCTGCACCGTCACCTCTTCGTCGGTCCAGCCCGTAATCACCTCCGTACCTCGGCAATACACCCGACCGTCGGCCATCAGCACCGCCGAACGCTTCGACTGAACGGCCTCCTTTTTGTTCAACCGCTGCAAAAAGCCGTAGAGTTCGCGGTTCGTCTGGTTGTCGAGCCGCAGCGTGCAGTCGTAGGTGTATTCGCCATTCTTCGTGAAAAATGAGTTCTCACGCTTCACCGTCGTCGCGAAGTTCTGAGGCAATACCACCTCCACTCCGCCGATAATCAGTTGGGTTCTTCCTTCCATGATTAGATATGGTATAAGTCGTCAAAAAAGATGTCTTGGTTCGCCGTGGCGACCTGCTGGGGCGCAAGAAGCGTCTCGTAGGTGCCGGTGAGGCCGCCGGGATTCCATGTGGCAGCCGTCGGGGTAACATAGTTGATTTGGTAGCCGTTCACGTCTTGCAGTTCGACCACCTGTCCGCCGACGGGCAAAAATTCCGTCGGGTTCTCCACCTGCCAAATCAGCACGTCGCGACTGTTCATCGAAATAATCTGCGAACGAAGTTGTAGCGTCTGACCGGGAAGCAGCACGATGAAACGCGAAAAATATCCGCCACACGAGAAGCAGCCGGCATGGAGCACGTCGCCACTGCCGCCGCCAACGTTGCTGCCGCCGAGGAACGGACTCCCCGATTCGATGTTCGACTGCGCAAGGATGCGCGCGTCGGCGCAGACCACAACCGCCGTCTGCAACGCCAACCGACAATCTGAAATGCTCGAGGCGGCCTTCCAGTTCCGATACTGGATGGAAACTTCGTTCGTGATGGTCAAGCGCGTGCCGTTCTTCGTGTAAGGCACCACGCGGCGTTGCCACTCGGGAATGTTCGTGTTCGACGAAAGGAGAAAACCGCCGTCCCCGTCGAAGGTGATGTCCATTGAGGGCCAGTTCCTGCGGTCGGAGTCGTAGAATGGAAGGGCGACCATGTGAAGGCCGCTGCCGCCCCTCACCTGCACCGACTTCACCACGTGGCTTGCGTCGAGGTCTTCTTCATCGAGAACACCCATGTTCACCACCGTCGGCAATAGCGATGTTCGCGCCACGCGCTTCACATTCTCCGTCGTGAGGCCTTGCAGGTCGAGGTCGCCGTTGATTTTCGTCGTCTTGCCGTCGAGTTCCACACCGTCCTCGTCAATTTTCATGCCACTGCGCTTCTCGCCGTCGCGATAGACGGCGAGTTCCATCTTCTGTGCCGTCTGCTCAAACCGCGTTGCGACCAGTTCGGGATTCTCCTCGCCGCGCCGCCAGTCGCTGGCCGTCTTGCCCTCTTCGAGTTGCGGACGAGCAATCTCAATCACCTCCGACGGCACGTGATAGTCGGGGTCTGGCGAGTTGTGGGCACAGCCCAACATCAAAGAGAAACCATAGCCATGCTCCACGTCGTAGTCGGCCGAACTGCTCGGAATGGCCTGGAACGGCTGCGTCTGGTAGCGGTTCCAAGCGTCGGCATGACAACTGTCCACAATCTCGACAACCAACGCCGGCTGCGGCTGCGAAATGTGTTGGCCGTTGCGCTTCACAAGGTGCAGCAGGCCGTCGCTGCGACCCAAGCCGCGAGCGTAGAAACTCAACACATACCAACCGCCGTGCTGCAACACGCCCTTCCATTCGCCATCGCTGCGAACGCTGCTCTCCTGCATGATGCCCTGAAACATTTCGTCGGGCTCCACGTGCAGGTATTTCCAGCCGTTCACCGCATCGACGCGAATCTCCTGCACCTTCGGCGCAACGGTGCCGCCCGTGCCGTTCCACTCGCCCCAAAGCGCGAGCACTTTCTCGGCGATGATTTCGCGTGTTGTCGGCTCAACGATGCTGCCACTTTCCGCGTTTTCCCAATACGTCCAGCCCTCGGGCTTGTTTTTCGACACATTGTCGAAGGTGCTGTTGGCGAGCATATTGCGCGAGTCGGTGGCGGTGTAGAGCGTAGCTTTTTCGCCCTCTTCGAGTTGCGGACGAGCAATCTCGATGTCGGCTCCCGTCACCGCCGCCGATGTGCTACCCATCGAGCCCAGCATCACGCGGAAACCGCGATTCGCCGTCGAGGGCACGGTGAACGTCCGCGAGTAACGCTTCCAATGCGATGTCAGATTCTCAATATTGATGAAAGGCTGGTCGCCAACGACATCGCCGGTCGAAACATTCACCAAATGGATCAGCGCACCGCCGATGCCCGACCCTCGGGCATAGATGCTAAGCGTATATTTCTTGTTGCGTGTCAGCCGCGCCACCCAGTCGCCCTGTGCGTTTCGGCTCTCTTGCTGATAGCCCTGCCAACGGCGCGTCGGCACGATGTGAATGGCACCCCGTCCGCTCTCCGCCTCTTCGTCGAAGTCGGCATTGAGCAGCAGGTTCTTCGAGATTTTCAGCGACGAAACCTCACTGCGAATACCTTCGGCGGTGGTGGCGAGTTCCGAGCGGAGCGTGTCGCCCATCTGATTGACGGCCTGCGTCGCAACGCTCACGCCTGCGTCGGTAACGGAAAACACCGTGCCGGCTTTCATTTCCACGCGCACCACGCGCTGGTCTATCACCACAGCGTCTTTCACAAGCGCAACGGTATAGTAGTCGGGCTTCGTCGCAGTGGCCCCATAGTTCTTGGCAAACAACGCCTCGCCTGCCGTGCCGGTGCTGTAGCTCACACCCGACAGGGCCGAGCCCGTGCCGTTGCCCTTCACCACCACCGTGAAGCCCGAACCCGTCCACGCCTCCGTCTTCGCCGTGCCCTTGCTGACGTGTTCCAACTGGTAGCGCAGCGCAACGGCCAGCGTCTTATCCGCAGCCACCCACGCATCTTCTTTCACGGGGCGCAACCGATAGAAGTCGGCCTTCGGGTCGAAATGCTCTAATTTGTCGTTGATCCAGTTGTCGAGCGTGCCGCCGGCAACGACTTCCAAATCGCCAACCCACCTGCCGCCAAGCGAATCCTTGAACGTCGTGCGGTGGCGCGACAGGTTGAAGTCGTCGATGCCCTCGTAGTAGGCAATCAGAGGCGGAACGAGCGCACGCTTCACCGTCTGCCCGCAATCGTCGTAGCCTCGGTCGAGCGACATGTAGGCCGCCATGTAGAGCGCCGACTGCCGACCCTTGATGTCGAGTTCGCTCAGCGTAGAGTTGCCGTTGATGTCGCGCCAACCGAGTTGCACGAGGTCGTCGCGCTCCATCGGTGCAACCGTGCAGCTGGGGTCTTTGTCCGAGGTCGAAAGGTCGATATAGTGGTAGTCGATGGGTTGGTTCTCGCCGCTGCTGCAGTCGTCAATCGTCACTGTGCCCTTGCCCACGACACGCGCCCAGTAGTAGCGGTTCTGCACGTTGTAACTCGTGCCGTTCGCAAGGTTGTTCGTCATACACAGCGCACCGTCGCCCACCTCCCAGTCGTGGGTGATGGCCTTGCCGTCTTTGTCCTTGGCCAAGAAATAGACGCGCTTCGCACCCGACACCGTATCGACTTTCGCCACCGTGCCATTCGCAGGGGTGAGCATCAGCGCACCACCGGCCGACTTCACTTTGTCGATAATCAACTCAAAGACGTGCATCGAGCCCGTCACCACGAGGTTTTTCGTCGTCGTCGTGCCGTTGAGCACGTTCAAGTCGCGACCAAAATGGCCGTCGCGGCCTGCCCTGATATCCTTGCCGGCGTTGATGCTGCCTGTAGCGTCGATGTTGCCGGTATTCTCGTTGCCCTCCGTGCCGACGGTCAGGTTGCCGTCGATCTGCGATGAACCTTTGATGTAGAGGTGACTCAGAAACTGCGCGATGCCCGTCACCTCCAAGCGGTCGGCCAACAGCCAGTGAAACCACGCCACACCGTTGTTGTACGTATGCGTCGCACCGTACAGCGTGCGCTCGAAGGTTTCCTTCACCCATCCCCACGCACCATTCGCGCCAAACAGCGAACCCTGCCGGAACGTAATCACGCCCTCGGCCGTGTCGTCGCCGTCTTTCTTGAGGAACTTCCCCGACAACTGCGAAGCAATCGAGTCCATCCATGCCTTGATTTTCTCAAAGTTCCGACGCAACTTCAATCGGCTCGACTGTCCTGTGTCGCCACCCTGTCCCTCGATATAGGGGTCGATATGTTCAAACTGAATATTTGCCATAATGCTCAATGTTCAATCTTCAATGTTCAATCTTCAATGGTTTATGTTGAAAACTCATCAACAGCGGTTGCCAAAACTGGTGCGTCTCCCCCGTGTCGGTGTCAAGATACGTCAGCATATAGTCCTGATACGAGTTGCGAGAATCTTTCTTGTTTTTCCGCAGCAGCGCGTGTTCCACGAACACCTCGCCGTGGCTCTCGTCGCGCGTCAGCGAATACGACATGAATGAGAAGGCGAATTCCTCCTCGCGCTCGCTCATCTGGCGCATCTTATCTATCGCTTCATAAACGGTCATAGCATCTTGATTTGATTGTTTTCCACCAATCGGCGCAGCCACGCTTCCTCTTCGACTCCCGAATCGCGGTGGCGCGTCGTGTTCCATTCCTCGCAGTCGCGAAACATCTGCCCACGACCCTCAATATCGACTCCCGTCAGCCACACGTCGTATTCCTCCGCCCAGTGGGTCGTCAACAGGTGGTGGAGCACGAGCATCGTCGAGGTCGGAACGCGAATGCCCGTGTCGCGAATGCAGCCCTCCCAATTCGTCGTCTCAATCCCGGCATACTGCTCAAGACTGATGAAGTCGAAAATCAGAGGTTTTTTCCGCAACACGCGAGGCTGACAAAACACCTGACGCGCACGGCGAATCTCCCGACGGTGCGCCCCACCGTGATATTTCTGCACGAAGTCGGTGTAGAGCCCCAGGAAATAGCCGTCGATTCGGGTGCCCGAAAGGCCGTAGTTGTTCATACGGTTCACGCGCACCACGAAGTCCATCGCGTCAATCTCCGCCGAGCGGTCGCGCTCAAACGGCTTGTTGCCCACCAATATCAGTCGCTTCTTCATGCTTTCAATCTTGTAAACAGAATCGTCACATCGGCCGTCAGTGCCGAGCGGTCGGTGGCGTGGGTGTTGATGGTGATTAGGTTGTTGCCGAGGGCGACGTAGATGGCCTTGCCTGTGTCCTGCGTCGCAAACGGAATCGGAAAACCATTCGACGCCATGGCCGACACACCCACGAACTTCACCTTGTCGGCGATGCCGTGGGCGACGGTCTTCTGCCCAGCGTTCGGCAGTGCACCGAAACTCACCACCTTGCGATACAGGTCGTAGGTCACGCCGTCCTCCGTCCATTCGCCAACCAGTACTTCCTCGCCAACCTTGAACTGGGCGAGCGTGTCCTCCTTCAGCGCGTAGGGCGACAGGTCGGGCGCGGGTGCGTGCTTCTCAATCGCTGCCTTCAGCACCTTCGGCGTGAGGCTTCGCGCCGTCGTGCTCGTGCCCGTGTTGGCCTCAGTCTGCGTCATCGCCGTGAGTTTCGTGTCGGCGTCGGTCACCTCCGACGAAGAACCGTCGCTTCCATCCAAAACAATTTTCGTTCCCGACTTCTTGAGGGTGTAGGTCGTGTTCTCGTCTTCGGGGTAGCCGTATGTTTTTTCGGAAAAAGCAACGTAAAAATCTTTCCCTGACCTAGTTACTCTTTTTGGCATCGTTTCCCGATTGACGCGGATGTTCTTGACATTCGTGTGGTATCCTACATCCGGGTAAGTATCACTACTAATACTATCAGCACATATAAAATTGTGGCAGCCATTTTCGATGAGATTGTCCTTGATTTCTCCAAATTCGAAAGTGACAGAACACCATTCATCGATTAAATCGAAAATGATGAAATTCAACTGCTGAACACCATCGACAAAATAAGGTTTCACCACATTGCGGCGAGCCGTTCCGTCGAGCGAAGCATCGTTGATTTCCGCGCTGTACTTACCCCCGAGAATATTATGCTGCTTGGAAAGCGCGTAGTAGTAGTAGTAGTAGTAGTAGAAGCTGTTGCCGGTTGTAAGAAAACAAATATTAACGTGGTAGAACAGAATACCCTTGAAGTCAAACGGCATTTCATTCCCCCACTCGTCGCGCATCCAATAGACCACACCCTTGCCGTTCTGCGGGTCGGCCCAGCCATAGCGGCCTGTGTCGTTGTCGAGCGAATAGCGCAGCAACCACTGGTTCAAGCGGCTGTTCCAAAATGGGTCGCTGGCGCCGTCGCAACCGTCGTGGTGCGTCGCACGAGCCCACTCGCTCAGCGTCGTCGCGCTGTCAGCCGTCACAATGATGTCGAACGGACGGTTTGCACTCTGCGTATCGGCCTGCGTCGTGGTCGCCACATAGTCGGTAATTCGGTATTGCATTCCCGGCACCAGTTCACCGCGGTCGCGCATACCAACCAACTCCGCCCACGCGACGGGAATCATCAACTCGGCAACGCCACCACCGCCACCGCCGTCAATCCGCATCCATGCTGTCCAACGCTTCGGCGTAGGCAGATAGCGGCGCGTGTATATCTCCACCTGCTCGCCGTCGGCATGGGCAGCCGCACGACCGACAAACAACGTCTGCACACGACTGTCCCAAGGATACTGCACCAGCACACCGTTCGCCTGCGCACCGCCGAGAATGTCCGGCGAAATCACCTTGCCATTCACCTGATAGACACCGTCGGCCAACGACGTGCTGTCAATCTGCGACGGCGTAAGCTGACCGCGAAGCGGAAACTGCAACTGGTCGGTGGGCACCTTGCCGTCGCCGTTCAGCGAGGCAACACCGCCGGCGACGGCTTTCTGCGCCACAGGGATATACTTCTGGAACTCCCTGCCGACCGCCTCCAGTGCTTTATCGACTTCCGCTGCGTCGGCCTTGCCATCGACCTCGTCCATCAGTTCGTCGTAGCCCTCCAACTCGTCGAGCCGACGCGGAATCACATCGCCCACGTAGCCCACCTGCAGCGTCACCTCATACGGGTCGGCAGCCTGCGCCACCTGACGCGGACCGCGCTCCGTGGCAGACGTAATCCGAACGAGGCTCTTGCCGTAGGCGTGAACAGCCTTGCCGTTCAACGTGGCGCGAACGTCGATGCCGTAGGTCAAACCGGCGCGGAAGTCGCCAGCCTGCAACTCCAGCAGCACCTCGCCATCCGTGCCGACACGGTGCGCCACAGACTTCACCTGCCCACGCTCCGACACCATCGTCACGGCAACATTCTCACACACGTCAATCGGAAACGGAACAGCACCCTCGCCGTCGCAACCGTCGAAACCTTTTACTAACTTCACCAACAGCGGCACATCGTTGCCCACTGGAATGTCGAGCGTCTGGCACTCGGTCAGTCTGAATTTATCCATATCGTGTAAATCGTAAATTGTAAATTGTAAATTATCTACTCGCGTTCTTCTCCAACTGTTCCTGTCGGCGAATCTGACGGCGCAACTCCAAAATCGTGATGCCACTCTCGATGATTTCGTCGAGCAGCGCATTGTTGCGCTCCATCAGCGGCACCAACCGACCCACAGCATCGCCATCGCCATCGGCCTCGCTTCTCGAACCACTCGCAGAAGAATATCCCCCCTCGGACAATCCCCCTCCCCCTCTGGGGAGGGTTAGGGGTGGGGCCGCCACCGCACGCTGCAACTCCGCCGTCGCGTCCGTCATCGAATACACCCGGCGTTTCTGCATCGAGTCAATGACATCAGTAACACGACGAATCATCGGCAACTTCAACGCCTCGTGGTTCACCACGAACTCGCGCTTGTGAACAGGAATCGCCCCAGCCACCTCCTTCGGGTCGCCGTCGGCAGTGTAGCCCTCCACGTATTCCTCAGAATAACCACCCGAGTAAAGACCGGCAGCCTGATCGCGCTGGGCCTTCGCCGTCGCCAACTGCACAGCGCCAACGGCCACTTCGGTGGTAGTCAGACCGGCGGCGACAGGCGGATTCCATCCCCATTCCGCCCAGATTTTCGAGATACCGAGCGCCGTGTTTGCCATGATGTTTAATACATTCATCAGGAACTGCTTGTCGGCATACTTCTTCTTGATTTCGAGTTTTTCGGCCTCCTGTTGCTCTTCGAGCTTCGAGGTGTCCTTGCCCTGCTTCTTCGCCTGCGCAATCAATTTCTTGTACTTCGCATCGACGCGGCTCTCCTCCCTCGACTGCAACGCCGAGAACAACGCCGACGTGTCTTGCATCAGCTGTTGGGCACGCTGGGCGAACTCATCGCGAATCTCAGCACGGCGAGCCTCCTGACGCTCCGTGATGTCGGTCAAGGCATCCTCGTATTGCTCCGCCGTCAGCAGTTTCGCGTCGAACAACCGCTTCTGAATGGCTCGCTGAGCGTCAAAGTCGTTGTTCTCGATAGCCGACTCCATTTCTTTGTCGGCCTGACGCTTCAACAGTCGGTCGCGCTCGTCGGCGTTCTCTTTCAACAGTTTAAGACGAGCATTCTCCAATGCTATCTCTGCATCGAGAGTGTCACCACCGGCCTCGCGAATTATCTCCAATCGGCATTCCAGATAGTCGATTTCAGCTTCAAGTTTTCGCTGTTGATATTCTTTGTCGGTAGCGAAGATGCCATTTTGATTGTCTTTTTCAATAGCGAGGCAAGTGAGCGAAAAATCCTCATCAGCCGATGTTAGTCTTTCCTGCATCCGCTTCTGCTCCTGCTCGCGCTGGTAGTTCGCCTCCTTGATGGTCGCGTCGAGCACCTGATTGGCAATCTCCTGACGCTCAGCGTCGGTGGCATACTTCGAGTTGCGAATCTCGGTCATCCGTTCGAGATAGGCGAACTCGTTGGCAACCTGCCGACGATGGTATTCCTCTGCGGTAATCTCCTGCTGATGATAGGCTTGCTTCGCCTCCAAGTCGGCCTTCTGTCGCTCCTGCTTCGCCAAATCCTCTTTCTCCTTCATCCGCTGACGAGCCTCGCGAATTTCCTTCTTCAGCGCATCGTCGCCTTTGTCTGTCTTGCCGCCAGTCGGACGGGTCGGCGCGTTGTTGTCCGTAGGCTTGTTGTCTTCCTTCCGCTCCGGCTGATGGTCGTTGGGGACGTAGATGGTGAATTGCTGGCTTTCAAGGTTGTTGTATTCGGCTTTCAGACGGTCGTAAACCTCCTGTGCCGTGTCGATGGCCTGCTTTTGATATTCCTCATTGATTTTGTTCCAGTTCTGTTTCATTTTCCAGTTGTCGCGGTAGAAAGCATCTTCCAATACACGATTCAACTGGTCATATCGCTGCCAGAACGTCACCTCGAAATTGCCTGCTTCTGCATCCATCAATTGCTTCTGAGTGTCTTTCATAGCTTCGAGAAGCACTTCTTTCTTGATGCGATTTTCGAGGCTTTGCGTGTAGCGGTCGATAGCTGCTGCTGCCTTACCCATTCGAACCTCTTCTTCGGTGAGGTTGCCAAGGTGTTTTTCCATCAGTTTACCGTTGAGTTTTTCAAGGGCTTCGCGCCGCGTTTCCTCACTGGCATTCGCATTCTTGATGGTGCCGACGAGCAAATCCAATTCCACTTTCTCTTCGCTGGCTCGCTTCGTCGCTTCAAGGTTTACATCGTTGAGCGCCTGCGTGGCCGCGTCGAGCTTTGTCATTTCATCATAGACATTCTTCAGCACCGCCACCAACACAACGGCAGCGGCCACAATCGCACCGATGACGTTGGCCGACATCGCCGTGTTCAACTGTGCCTGCGCCACCGAGGCACGAGTAAGGTTGCCCGTCAGTTTTCCAAGGGCAAGGTTGTAAAGACCAGTGGCGACAGTCCGGGCATTCGTCAGAGCCTTCTGCAAAGTCTCAATCGCAGTCAACGCCTTCGTTTTCGCTACAAGCCGATTTTTCCAAGCCCAAGCAATGCCCAACACGGTGTTATAGGCCACGTAGGCGGCGGTCAGCGTCACGAGCAAACCACGATAGCGGCCAATCGTGTCGGTCAGCCACGCCAACACCTTCACGCCGGCAGAACCAGCCGTAATCGCGTGACGGGCAATGGGCAAGAGTTTGCCGCCCAGTTCTCGCGTAAGCTGCTCGAAACTCTTTTTCGCTTTGTCGATATCTGCGGCAACTGTAGTATTCTGAATCTGATATTCCTTTCCGACACTCGTAGCCTCGGCGTAGGCCTCGTTAGCCAATTTCTGTGCGGCAACAACCTGATCGACGTGTCCAGTCAGGTTAGCCAATACACCAACGGCACGAGTACCGTCCATGCTCAACTCGTCGAATTTGCTGGCAAGCACACTCATATCGCCGAGTTTGTTGGCAGCCTGAAGCCAATCGACGAGTGCCTGGTTCATATCCGTGCGAACGAGGTCGGCGAATTTCTGCACCTCCATTCCGGCCATCTGGGCGAAGCGTGCAGGGGCTTTGTACATTTTCGTAATCAATTGGCTCATCACAGTGGCCGAAGTGGCCATTTCCATATTGTTTTGGTCGAGAGCCGATGCAAAACCCATAATCTGCGCCTGCGTCATGTGCGCCTGTTGGCCGACACCGCTCAACCGCTCCGTGAACTCAATCACGGGCTGAGCCTTAGCAGGCGAATTCTGCACGATTTCGTTCAGTGCCGAACCCGTTGCCAACATCGCGCCGCGAAGTCCCAAACGGTCATCCTCGCCGAAGGCAATCGCCAGTTTACCAATCGTATCAACGGCACCTTCGCCGAGGTCGTCGCCCAAGGCCACACCAATCATATCGGCGGCTTCGACGAATTCCATAATATCCTTTTTCGCCGTCAAGCCCAAGCGACCGGCAGCACCGGCCAACTCATTGAGTTGCTCGATAGATGTGCGCGTATCCATTTCGGAAAGCGACTTGTTAAGGTCGCGAACCTGTTCGTCGGTCATACCCGTGTATTTCCTGACGCCAGCCATCACATCCTCCATTTCGGCGTAGGCATTCGTACACTTGCGAATCGTCAGTGCCAGACCCGTCAGCGAACCCACAGCCGACGACACCAACAAAAAGTATTTGTTCATCGACTCCGCCATCGAAGCCAGCGAAAGCCGCGTGGCCGTAGCCTGACCGCGCAGTTCCTTGATTCGCGCATTGATGCGCTGCAGTTGCTGGTTGTATCGCTGATACGCCTCGCTGTTCGGATTCAGGTTGCGAAGAATCGTGTTGAGCGTCTGGGCGCGTTTTGTCAACTGCTGCAAAGACAGGTTGTTCAAGCCCATCTTCTCCGTGTGTTTGTCGATGGCCAACTGCGCATTCTTCACCGCCTGCACCTGCTCGTCGTATTTCTGATTCAGGTCGGCCAAGTCCTTCTTCCACTTCGCGTAGGCGGCAGGGTCAGAAGGTTTTTTTTTCTTCAGTTGCTCGATTTGCCGTTCCGTCTGCGTCAGCGCACGATTCGCCGCCTTCAGGTCGTTTTCCAACTTCTGAAGTTCCTGCTGCTGATAGTCCGGCTTAATCTCGAACTGCAACTGTACTCTGTCTATCTTCAAACTCATAACTGTCAACTATCAACTATCAACTCTCAACTCTCAAATCCCCACTCCCTTACCGTCGGGCAGGCGGAAGCCCACGCTCCAACCGTTGTAGCCGCCGTAGAGGTTGTATTCTGGCTCCACCGTCAGTTCCTCCACGCGCATCCGTCCGCTCTGGCAGAGCAGGTCGAAAACGTCCTTGCCCAGCAGAATCTCGCAGAGCTTCGACATCAGTTCCTGCATCAGCGCATAGCGCGTGAACTCCCAGTCGGTCCCCTGACGGTCTTTCGGCGACTTCTCCAAGATGAAGATGACGCACTGCGCCTCGCTATCGACGTGGCCGCCCTTGTAGGTCAGTTGCGAGCCCGGCACGTTGCCACACATGACAATGCCCTGACGGTCTTTCAAGAGCGTCACCAACTGCCCTTCCTCCATCGCGGCCACCACCTCCGAGAAACGAACCATCGGCTCGTCCTTGTGTTCGTCGTTGTAGGCCTGCGCCACCGTCGAAGCCAGTTCCACGAGAAATTCCCTGTATCGATTCACCTGTATCATAATCTTCAATATTCAATGTTCAATGTTCAATGTTCAAATCATCAAAGTCCCCTTGGCCATTTGGAAACTCACTTTCGCCTCGCCGAGGTTGTCGCCACCGCTCAACCGCGTAAAATTCGGCTTCGTCACCACAATCGGGTACCATTCGCCCTCGTGCAGAACCTCGGCCTTGCGGCTCATCGAGAAATCGCGCCAAAGAAGGTATTCAGCCATCGACGCCAGCCGACCCGAAACGGCGGTGTATTCGTCCGTCGGGTTGATCGAGTAGCGGTTGCGAGTGCCGTAACTCGTTCCAACGGCGTCGCTGAAGTTCGGCTTCACTTCGAGCGGCGACTTCACCAGTAGCGTCTCCGGCGCGTCGTACATATTCAGGAAGCGAATCAGCGTAGCGTCGGCATAGCGGCGAGCGTCGATGTGGCTGCGGAACGTCTCGGGATGGCCGTCTTCGTTGTCGAGCGAGTATTCGATGTAGGCTCCGTTGGCATACTGCGACGCAAACAACGCGGCAGGGTCGCCGTCGATGGTGACGGGGACATCGCCATTGCCCACCGACACCGAACCCAACTGCTGACCACTGGCCGAATAGAGTCGGGCAGTGCCCGTGCCGATGAGCGTCAGCAGGTGCTGGTGTCCGGGATAGCAAACGTCGTGGTCGCAGTGGCTCAACACTTTCTTCCGTCCGTTGCGGTCGAGCGTGTTCGTCTGGTGCGAGGCGTAGAGATTCGCCGACACCACCACCGCACCGTCAATCTTCATCGAGAACGCGGAAACCATATTCGACTGGATGCCCTCGCGCAATTCGCCATACAGACACGTGTCGAGCACCGCCGACAGACCGCCGATGCGAATCGTGCCGTTCGCAGGGCTGTACGACTCTTTCAATATCAGCGTCGAGCCCTTCAGCAACTCAAACAAAATCGTGTCGGCACTCGAAATGAGCATATCGCCCACGTCGCCGGCAAACTTCGTCACAATCCCAGAATTGATAATCGTCGCCATAACTCCTTACTCTTTACTCCTTACTCCCCAACTCCTTACTACCAACGAAAAAACTTATTTTTCCGACAATTCTTCGGCATAATCACGTGCGAATCGGCGTTTTCACCGGCCAATTCGTCGCGAAGATGCTGCATGTCGTGGATGAAACTCTCCGACGTGCGCAGCAGATGTTCGCAATAGTCGTGCAGTTGCGTCGTCGTCGAACTCATCGACCGACCGCCACCGCTCACCGCCTCGCGGAAAGCACCTGCCGGCAATGCCTGCATTTCCGTTTTTTGCACGAACAGCGCAATGGCACGGTTGCCAATGGCACTCTGCGCGTAGTATTTCAGCGTGTCGTCCGATATCTCCAGTGGGTCGCTGCCCAGACGCTTCGCCACGTGGCGCTGTGCGTCGTGCAGGAACGGCACCAGTCGCAAAAACAGGTGAGGCGAACAGGCAACGCCCGTCACCCATTCCACATCGCCGGCGTTCGCCACCAACAGCGACGAGATACGGCTGTAGAGCGTCGTGCGCTGGAAGTGCTTATCGACCATCAACAGCGTCACCAGTTCGTCGAGCGCCTCGTAGTATTCGGCAAGGTGCATCGCGTCGTCGCGCTCCAACTGCCACTCGAAAGGCCGACGCTCGTTCTCGCCGTCCATCTTCACTTTGCGCCCGTCGGTCTCGTGCGAAATGTCGTTCAGACGGAAGTAGCGAAGCGTCGCCATAAAGCCGACGGCACGCTGCGCAGCACGCACAATCGGCGTCAGCTTGCCGGCGTTGTAGTCGGCCTCAATCGCCTGCATCACCTCGCCACCCACCACACGAGCCAGTTCCGACTCGGCAGCGACCACCATTCCCTCGATTTTCTCGAAGTCGGCGTTCGCGTAGTAGCTGCTCGTCACCAGTCGCAACTCCTCAGCACCATTGTTCAATCGGTTGAATATCATACTTTCCTCTTTTTAAGTTGTTCCAATGAATTCGCGTCGTGCAGCAGCTTCATCATCACCCTCAAGAGTGGCGTGTGCAGCACATCCTCGAAGTCGCCGAAAACGCCCGTCTCCGACAGCGTCAGCGCAATCGCGTTCAAGCCCAGACCGTTGCCGGAACTGCCCGACTCCTGACTGCCCGAACCCTTGAATACCTTCGAGAAGCAAACTTCCTCGCCGTCGATGATGAAAATGCCCGTCGTAAGGTACTCGCAGAAAAACGAGAACCAGGCATACACGCCCCAGACAAACCAGTCGGGCAGTCGCCGTCCGCGTGCCTCGGCCTCGTCGTCGAGGTCGTAGGGCAGACGGTGTTTCCCCGTCCGCGAGTTGCGACGCTTCCGATAGAGCAGACCGGCCAACGTGCGCAGCACATCGAAGTCGCCCGTAGCGTCGTAGGTGCGACACATTCCGATGGCGTCCTTGAACTCGCCGAAAACCAAATCCGCGCCGTGGCTCATCGGGCCGTGAAGCGCGTCGAACATCGGCAGCAGGTTCACCGTCGAGCGATACACCAGCGACACACGACCCTCGTCGTCCGTCTGCCAAAGCCAATCCAACTTCAAGCCACACTGATAGACCAGCAGCATATATTTGTCGTTGCTCGACCGCGTGCGAATGCCACGATTCAGCAGCAGACTACGCGCTGCCTCGCGACGAATGTCGTCGATGCTCACCTCCGAATCCGACGGCAACGCCAGCAGCCGCTCGCGCAACTTCAACATCGCCACCCAGTCGGCCTCGGTCAGTTCGTCCCACACCTCGGGAAACATCACTATATTCTTTTCCTCCATAAATCTTCAATGTTCAATGTCCAATGTTCAATGTTCAAATGTTCGCAGCAAACCGTTCTCCCGTCGAAACATTCTCCTCCTTCATAATCACCTTGTGGTAAAAGCCAAATCGCAGGTCGCGCTTCTCGGGGAAATTGATGCGCAGTGCGTCGTTCAACGCCTCCAGCACCACCTCCTCGGCAATCTGCGTGTCGGCAGCGAAGAACAACTTCACAGCGTAGAGCATCTGACTACCGCTGTCGCTCTTGCCGTCGATGATGATGTTCGACAACGGCGCAGCCAAGCCGAAGCCACTCGTAGAAGCCGAGTCGGCAATCTTCGAGATCTGCTTCTGCGCATTCAGGTACTTGTCGATGTTCATATCAATCGGCTCCACCTTCCATTCCTGCTTGTTGCCGCGCTCGTCGATGAAATCGACGCAGGTGAAAAACTTGCCGGCGTTGTGCTTGCCTGCCATCACCTCGGCCAAGCGGCGCGTAATCTCGTCGCGCATACGGTCGAGTTCCGCGTCGATCTTCGTGTCGGTCCATTCGGGATGGTCGGTCAGCAACGCGATGCGCTTCTGCTCCCAGTAGCCGCTCGGCTCGTGCACGATGTAGGCCGCCGCAATCATATTCTCGTTCAGGATGCGCACGATTTCGCTGATGTCGTTCGCGTTCTCCATCCAAGGAATCGAGCCGTGGAAAGAGCAAATCGAATACAGCGACCGACCGAAACTGCTCAGGTTGTGGTACTTCACAGCAGCCTCGAACTCCACAGCACGCCGGGCGTCGAACACAGGGTAAAGTTCCAAGGCGCGGTTCCGGCTGATGTCGCCCACCAACACCTGACTGATGTCGTCTGCCAGCGGATGCGCCAAATAACCCTCCGAGGTCGATGGCCACACCAGTCGGCAGTCTTTCGACGGCAGACAGTCCAGACGCGCCACGCGAGCCTTGCCCAAGCGCACCGACTTCGCCATCACATATCGTGTAAAATGGCCGTTCAAGTGCAGATACTCGTTCAGCACCTCGCGCACATAGCGGCGGTAGTCCCACGTCTGCAGCCAAGCGTCCACCTGCGCGTCGTCAGTCCATTCGCGCTGCACCTCGCCATCCACAATCTGACGGCGGTAAAGTTCGACACCCTGACCGTAAATCAAGCCCAACTTACGGGCGATGATGCCCGGGCCGATGTTGTTCTTCTCCAACAGGTCGCGCACCTCCACAGGCATATTGTCGCGAGGACCCCAAGGCACCGTCCGAACACTGCCAACACTCACAGGGTCGCTGTCCCATTCGCAACCGTCCCAGTGAAGAAAATCGCTGAAAGGCGACTGCTGGCGACTCGCCAACGCAACGCCGTAAGTGCCCACGCCGCAATCAACCACGCGAAGCGCACCAGCCCTATCAATAATCTTGCTCATATTCTTAACTTCTTAACTTCTTAACTTCTTAACTCCTTAACTCCTTAACTCCATCCGCGAGGCACTCGCCTCGATAGACTTCTTAATCTCACGCAGTTCCTCCTCGCTCATACCAGCCGACAGCCGAGCCACCAATTTGCCCAGACCGCCATACATATTCTTCGCATACCAGCGAGTTTTCTTCCGCCGAGGCTGACGCTTCCTGATGCCCCACACCGTGCGGTTCACATCGGCGGGCCAGGCATTCTTCCGCTCGCGACGGCTGTTCTGCCCACGAATCTCGAAGAATCGGCCATACTCCGTGAAGCCAATCCGCAGCGTGTCGCCATCCACCTCGAAACCCAGCGAACGAGCCAAGTTGCCCGTCACGCGGTTGTCGTTTGCCTCCAACTGCGCCACGAACGTCTCCGACAGCCATTTGCCGTGCTGTTCCAACTCTCGGCGGATAAACTCCTGAACTTCCTGCGTCATAGCAATGGCAAAGGTACAACGAAGCCCACAAAAATAAAAGGACAAAAAAAAAGCCCCGTCACATCGGGGCGTTTTTGTAAAGCACGAAATATTCGTTTTCAGTCATAAGTCCTTTCTGTAGCCGTCGGGCATCTTCTTTGTTGAAGAAAACCACCTGCCCGTCGGAAAGAACAATCTCAGCCGGCAAAATCCCTGCCGAAACATACAGGTCGTATGCCGTTGTCACGGCCTGCTTCAGATTGTCCGTCGAAATCAAATATTTCAGAATGGCACTCATAGCAAAGCACCTCCCAGTCCAATCACCGCCAACACTCCGACGGCCACGGCGTGAGCCTTCATCACCTCGCCATTCGTCACACACTCGCCGGCAATCGCCGAAAACCACTCACTCTTCGCGCCCAGCCACATTCTCACGGCCAACTGCGCATTCATAGTCATTGCAATCATACTTGATATTTTGAACAAAAAAAGCAGCACTACGCGCTGTTCAAGTCTATCAAGCTGGACTTCAAGGGTGGTTTCCCAACCTCGACGCGGTTGCTGCCGTATATTTTTTACCTTCTGTCTTGACACAAAAATAGCCGCCTTTGGGCAGCGACTTCGTGTCGCCTGATAGTTTGAACGGTGCAAAGATACAGACTTTCCCCGAAACCACCAAATTTTTTCGACGAAAAATAAAAAACCGAGGCATTTCTGCCCCGGCACCCTTGACGTGATAAGAGACGCACAACATTAAATCAATGCGACATTCAAGAGTTTTCTGCCCAATTCGTGAAGCCTACCCTGAACAAGCCTCGCTTCATCCGATGTAAAGTGGGCTTCCTTGCCGTTCACCTTGTGCCCGTTCAGACGCTGAGAAAGCCACGACTTGCTTTTGCCACATTGCGCGGCAATATAGGTCAGCGAAATGGCCTTCGGCACGTCACCAAGCCTTTGGCGCATCGCCTCGGCGCGAAGGTCGGCAATATCTTCATCCATAGCCGACAACATCCGTTCCGTGTCGGCTACAAACGCAGCGGAAAATTCCTCTTTTTCTGCTGCGCCCATACGTTCCTGCACGTCGCGCTGATACTGCTTCGCAGCCTCCAGTTCCTCCGGCGTCTGCGCCTTCTCATACCTGTCAAGAATTTCCTTCAAAACAGGATTCTCTGCAAATTCATAGATGTTTGTCATGTCAAATAAGTTTTTAGGGAGGGTGCCCCTTTCGGGGCTCCCCTCGTTGGTTAATCTTCAATGATTGGGAATCCAAGGCCTTCCAGAGCGTCGCGGCACATTTCCCATTTGTTAAGTAGTCTGTTAATCAGTTCGTCTTTTACGCCATCGTCGATGTCTGCATTTACAATGACTTGAAGCAATCGCTCTACTCGCTCCTTGTAATTTTCAACTTCTTTTCTTGTCGGCATTGTTTCGTTTTTTTTAATTAAACATGTTATTTATCTCTTATCACGTCACAAAGGTAATAAACTTTTGTTTATTAAGCAAATTTTTTCCCAATTATTTTCGAGAAAAACCAATTTTTAACACGATTTTAACACTTTCGCAACAAAAAACATCAAAATAAGCAGGTTTCGACCTGCTTATCCGATGAAAAGATGAAGGCTGCCATCAGGCAGCCAACTTCTCGAGAATCATGCGCGAAGCCTTATCGACGTCGCCCATCAGCGACAGGATGTACTTCGGCTCTTGCTTCAAGGACGAAATCCAGCCGTCCAGATAAGCCGCGTTGTTATCGAGAATGCGCTTGTCGAAGCCCAGTTCCTGACCAACACGGGCAGCACCCAGTTCGGCAACCAACTCTTCCTTCGCGTAGAGATTGTCGCCGAAACGCTTCCCAGTGTTGCGGTTCAGACGCTCGGGCGTGCCCGTCGAATGAACCATTTCGTGCAACAGCGTGGCGTAGAACTCCATGCCGTCACGGAACACGTCGGCCTTCTTGCAACCCTGCTTGAAGCGACGCTTCTCAGGAACCGTTATCGAGTCCGAACCCGGAGAGTAAAACGCGTTCTGAGTCTTCGAGAGCTCAATCGGGCAAATCCACGACTGAGCCGACAACATCGAGTCGATGCTGGCGTTCTCGTACATGCCCTTCGAGTCCGAGGCTTCGCAAGGCTTGTTGAACAGCTTCGTCAAGGCAGCCGCCTTTTCGGGCTGCTTCTCAAAGAAATTAGTCTGGTCAATGTTGAACACATTGTACGACTTCAGGAAGCCGCTCAGACGATACAACTTCTGAGCCTCGCTGTCAAGCGAACGATACTGTTCGGGCGTAATCTTCCAGTCGTAAGGACCGATATACTGGTAATCCCAGAATATTACGGGCATCGACGTCGCGCCCTTATTGACGTGGCAGCCAAGACGATTCAACTGCTTCAGCGTGCAGTAAATCGGCCATTCGTAGTCGTTCATCGACGAGTCGAGCATCAGCATGAAGGCGTTGCCGCCGCTGTAAGAACGACCCTCGACATTCACCGGACCGCCGCCGTAAGTACGGGCAATCCAGCCCTTTTTCCACTCGGAAGCCTTCATTTCTTCCATACGCGCCACCATCATAGCGGCGAACTTCTCCAACACTTTCTGATTGTGATCTGAAACTTTCATAACTTTGATTTTTTTAAGGGTGAATAAATAAGGTTGATGCGTGTCAATTCATGAAATTCACGGTGATATAAGCGATGTCAGGCATTACGTCGCGGGCCAAATCCTCGGCCACCGAGCAAGCAGCTGCGCTCGATTCGGCCATCACTTCGCAGGTGAAATACTCCCCATCCTCGCCAGTCACGGTGATGGAATAAATGTTCTCACTGAACATGTAACTCGACTTCTTGTTTGACCGAAGGCCGGTCTCGATGTTTGAATTGAAAACGGTGTGTACCATAATTTTTAGTTTTTTGAATGTTAGACATACGCTGTTGCCAGCTTGAAATTTTTACGATGCCAAACAAACGAAGCAAAATCAGGGAGTGGAAAGTGCAAGGAATTTCAAGGAATTTTCTGAAAAACCTTATTTTTTCGGCACGACAAAAATCAGGAAAGCGTGTCGGAAAAATCCGAAGAAATAATCAAGGAAAGCGCAAGCACGCGATGGTACTTGCAGAACTCCCTTTGCCGTAAATTTGCAAAGGAAAAACAAAAGCCGGCAGCTGAACGAATGACAACAAAAAAAACAAACAGCGGCACACACCCACCACCAACACACAAACGAAACCGCCGACAGGCAATCAAGCAGCCGAGAACCAACAAAAAAAAGAACATCCATCACCATGCCTGGCGAGGACGTCCCAAGTCATTCCGCGAAGAAAGCCGATGCGCAGCACTCGGTCGCCGAATCCCGCGACCAAGCCGAAACCGAAACCCAATCACCGAGAATCAGAATCGACACGCATCAACCAACATTCGCCCATCGAAACAACGAAAAAAGCGAAAGACCACAATCAGAACGTGTGGAGAACGCAAAAACAATGAAGCGCGAAAGAAACGAAGCCTGCCGAGCGGAAAACACGGCGCAAACCACTAAGGCATCACAATCCAGGCCGTCAGAACGTCGAGCGTAAACATCAGCGTCACCTTGCCACCCTCATAGCTCACCGAACGAATCTCGCCCGTGTTGATGCTCATACCGCCTTTGTCCGGCTGCCCAATCTCGGCCGTCACATCGTCATACCCCATGCCGCGAAACAACCGAACATCCTTGCCACGAATCGACAGTTTGATGCTGTTCCCCTGCATGTCGGCTTCCGTTTCTTTGAGAATCTGCGTCTGGAACTTGGCACGACGCACCGCCTCCGAGTTCTGCTTCTCACCGCAACTCGCCATACCAACAACAAGCGCGAAAATAAAAATCCATCTTTTCATAAACGTCAAAAAAAAAATAGTACGATGCAAATATACATAAAAATCGCGAAAAAATATACATGAAACACCGAATATGTATAAGAATCCCCCATTTTTTAACACATCACCCCATCAGTAGAAGAAAAAATCGCACGTTTTTGGGTCGAAGTAAGCCCGAAAACGGGCGAAAATTTTTTCCAATTTCCCCACCAAATCAAAGAAAACCCCGAAAACAAGGAAAAAGTCGGCGGCAAAATCCCATTTTGACGCCGACTTCCGCACGTTTCGGCACGAGCCGCGCCGATTTCCTCTTGCGATTGCAGCCAATCGACCATTTTCGGATATATGATAATAGGATTTTGCAAAAATGCTACCTCGGACTGGGCGACGCAATCCCACCTGACTTGCTCCACACGGCAATCCATTCAGGCCGCATGAGCAGGTACTTGACGGCATCGGTCAAGTTGCTGGACTCGCGAGGCAAGCGGTCGAATGGCAGTTTGTCGCCTTTCTTCTCCTTGCGAATCACGTCGCGATTAAACCTGTCTTTCGATACCTTGGTGGCGCAGTTTTCCATTTCTACCTTGGTAAATTCGCAGTTGTGGCGGTCGATAATGAAAGAGAAGAGGCGGTCGCGCAGTTGCCCGGCGAGCAAGGCAATAAAGAAGCGGTATTCCACATCGGAATAGATGTCGCCCTGTCCGCGTGACATGAGGATGACGCGCCAGCCGGTGGACTTACCATCGGCATCGCGCTCGATGGCCTGCTTGATTTTGGTGGCCATGTCGGCACGTTGTTTCTGATACGAGTTCATGGCGCGGTCGTAATACAACCGCAAGACTTTCAAGCGATGGGGCTTGAAGTAGGCCAGGAACTTATCGGCAAGGTCGCGCTCTGTCTGTGGCGAAATGGTGAAGATTTCTTTGAGCAGGCGGTATTCTCGGCCATTGCGTTGGCCGAATACCATCGAGAGCATATTGCCTGCGTCCATTCCTCCCTCGATGATTTGGTTTTTGTCGAGGTATTTGAGCACGCTGCAATCCTCTAACCAACCGTATTCGTTGCGGTCTATTGCGCTATTGTCGTAGCCGTCGGCGAAGAAGTTGTCGGCGGTTAGGGTGGGGTAGAACTTTTGGTTGGCGGCGAGGCGTGGCCGTATCGATAGGATGTTGGTGGCGAAGCCTTCGAGCGACTCGGCCTGTTCATCTTCAAAGAATTCGGTGCCGAGCACGTCGATATTGACGAACGACGATGAAATCATGGCCATGGTGACGCGCTGCCGTGCTTTCACCCAGCGTTCGTGCCACCGTATCATGAGCCTTTCGGCGTCTGTAAGTTTCTTTCTGACGCGGGCGATGTCGGCTGAAGACGCATTGAGTGCTTCAAGTTTGCGGAGTTGTTGGAGCTGCACGGCGTATTGTGCGCGGACATCGTTATATACGAGTGAAACTTTGATGAGAAGTTTGACTCGTTCGCGGTCCATCGTGTTCACTATCTTGTAGCACCAATCGTATTCTCCGATATGATTCGGGTTGGGCAGGTCGGTGGTGAAAGTTCGGGCGCGGTACCAGGGATTGTTGCCGTAGCGTGCGTAGTAGCCACGCACGGTTTTGAGGATATTCGTGAAATTTTCCTCTTTCCAATACTTGATTTCATCGCCGAAAATGGCGACGAATGAACGTCCGGCACCGATGGACGGACGGTCGAGCGAGAAGAAGGTGACGGTTACGCCGTTGTAGAAGGTCATGGTGTGCTTGAAGTGCGACACGACGTTGTACATTTGTCGCCGCCACGCTTCGGGCGGTTGTTTGTCGATGACGAACTCTCGGCCTTCTTCCCACCCGAGGAAGCGCAGACCTTCGAGCAGCGATGGGATGACGTTCTGATGTAAATTGCTGTAGGTGTCGGCTATCCACGCGAAGGGTGCTCCGGGACACTCTGCGACGGCTTGTTTGAGCCGTTCGGCGAGTAGTTGGGTGGTTTTCGCGCTGGCTCGACCTGCGAACCACCAACACGACCAGGGCATACAGAGGTTGAGCAGTTGCGCTATCCAGTTCATGTAGCGCAGTTCGACGTTGTCGGCTGTGCGGTCAATTTTCGTCGGTCTGGTCATTGGCGATGGCGATGGTGTTGTCGATGACTTTGTCGATGTCGATGGGTTTTACTCCGGCATCGACGCGTATGCGCTCGCGCTCGGTTTCGTTGATGTCGAGGCGGTCGATGAGGGCGGCAACTTCGTTTCGGTCGATGTTGGGCAGGCCGAGGCGCTTGCCGGTGAGGTCATAGACCTTGATTTCTCGGTGTAATGCCGGCGAATCGTGCTGTTCGGGGTCGGGTTGGTCGAGTTGCTTGAACTTGTAGGCCGACTCCATCATTCGGCGGTAGGTTTCGAGGTCGTCGGTTGTGAGGCCTTCGGTTTTGAGGATGGAGAGCGCGGCGTTTCGCACTTCCTCGAACATGAGGTTTCGCCATGCCTGTCGTGTCACGCCATCGTCGGCGTAGAACAGATTGACGGCTTCGTCGAACATTCGCGTGGCCGTTCGTCGGCTGCACGAGAATGGTTTGACCATCAAAAAGTGGATGGCTTTCATTCGGCCATACTTCCGATAGACGCCGAGTTGTGCGAGCAGTGCGTTGTAGTAGTCTTGCTCGTATTGGTTGAGTTCGCCTTTGAAGCCCTCTTGGGCGTAGTCTTGCAGGCGGTCGAAGCACGATTCTTTGAATTTCGTCATGGCTATACCTCCATTTCGAGTTCGGGAAAGCAGATTTCGTCGATGGCGGTCGATAGTGAGCGGCTTTTCCGCTGTTTATCCCACCGCTGGGCTTGCGTTGCGTTGGTTCCGCTGATGGCGTCGGCAGCCATTGTCATTCCCTCTTTGGCCGACTGCAGCAGTTGTCCGCGCTTGAAATGGTAGGCGAGTGGTGAGAACGGAAAGTTAAACCACGCGAGGAACTCCCAGTAGGGTATTCGGTAGTACATCGCTATCTGCTTGGGCTGATAGCCGATGCCGGCGAGTCGCTCGTATTCCTCGACATCAATTCGGGAAATCCAGTCGGGCATCGGTCCGCTACTGGGGTTTTGCTCTTGGAACTTGACCAGATCGAAATTCATAGACTTTCTCTGATTGGATGAATATGTATTGCTCTTCGAGTGCGTTTTCTCCGTAGTTGCCACTGCCTTCGACGACGAATGCGCCTTGTGGCGTGTCCATGCAGGTGACTTTTTTATGCGTCCACGCGAAGGTCAGCTGTAGGATTCCTTCGTCGCGCAGGTCGAGCAGCCGTTGGTAGATGTCGGGCATTCGGAACCGCAGTGTCTCGCTGATGTGCAGGTGGATGGATTCGAGTTGTCCTCGATCGCGGTAGCGCAGCAGCGCGTTGATGATGCGCTCGTTGGTCGAGTAGGTGGCGATGTACAGGTGATGGATGTGGCCGACGGCTTTCAGCACATGGACAATGAAGGTGAATGCCGTGAAGCTCTTGGTGGTTTCGATGAAGAAAATCTCACCTCGCCGAGGCAGTCGCCGGGTGAGTTGCTTCAGTGAATCGACCTTGAAGAGCATTTCCACATCGAAGCTGTCGAGGAATCGCCTGCTACGCGACAGTTCCGCTTCGAGGTCGGCGAGGTCGAAATATCCGTCAGTCATCGCCCAGCTGCCGTCGTATTTCAGCGAGTTCGGCCTGATAGCCTCGCAGTCGGTCGATTCGTGCCTGCGTCAGACTGGAATCGGGATTTTTCTTCATTTCCGACTGGACGCGCCAGATGTTGTTCTTCACCTGTCGCTCGCGTCGCAGCAGGTCGCGCAGCGACATCGCCCGCACTTTCCGAAGGTTCGAGAAGTGGCGGAAAATGGGGTGGTGTCCCAAGATTCTGCCATATTGCTTGTAGTGGTTCAACTCTTCCCAGACGCGGCGGTTCTCGATGTATGCCTCGACCACTTTTCCTGCCACGACGCGACATTCCTCGGGTGTCGATGCGAGGAATAGCTTCGGATAATGCTCGCGGTAGGCGTGGTAGGCCGTGATGCGGTCGGCGACGAGGGCTTTGAGTTCCACCGGACACGACGGAAAACCCAAAAAGGGAAATTCCTCTCTGAGTTTTCTCTGGCCCCGCAGTTTTTCAACCGCGTCGGGGGCAGTTGTCGTGTTCGGCTTGTGGAATTCAATCCTCGACTGGATTCGCATTCTTCACGTCGGCTTCAAACTCGGTGGGGTCGGGTGTGAGGAACTTCATCATAGAAACGATGCGCTCGCCCTCGGCCGACTCGAAGAAATAAATCATCTTCTTCGTCTCGAGGAACTTCTCGACTTTTTTGGGGTCGGGGTTGGCGCTGACGACGGGCAGCACCCATCCGTCGCTTGACCAATTGACAATGATGGGTCGGAAGTCCTGATAGACGAGGTTGAAATACACCGTCGGAATATCGAAGCCGGGCTTAAAATTCTTTTCGGCATATTCGAGGAGATCCTTGAGCGGCGTGCGCAGCATCATCACGGGCATCTGCACGTCGAAGTTGTAGAACTTCTTTTCGGGCAGCACCTCGTCCAGCATCTTCGTGGTGTCGGTCGGCTTCTCGTCGGCCTTGAGCACGGCGATGTCGGACAGCAAGACGGGACGAATGAGGTGCATTCGGTCGGTCATCAGCACGATGCGCTCGGTTTCGGCCTGCTCGACGGCGAGGGCCACGCGGTGGTTGGTCGTGTCGGAACACTCGATGAACGACTCCGCGTCGAGCCACGAGGGTTTCACTTTTCCCACCACCTTCACCGTTGCGTCCACGCCACAAAGGTTCTTCGCCAGCGAGCGCAGGCAGTGGCGCAGCATCAGCGCGTCGTTGCCCGGACTGGTCAGCAGCACCACCACCGTGACGGGTACGGTGGCAGCCTCTTGGAACTTCTGCGCCACTGAATCGTTGGGTACGGCGGCAGCCTCGTTTTTCACTTCCTGGGTCACTGAATCGTCGGATTCAGTCGCAGGCTCTTGGTTCTCGGCAGCGGTGTTTTCCACAGCCGCTGTTGTGTTCTGCTCATTGGCAGCCGTGTCAGCGGCGACCTTTGCAGACTGCTTAGTTTTGGATTCATTTTTCTTTGCCATAATCTATAGAATTGAAGAAAATAGTTTCAAAAAGTGCCGGTCTTTCCCGGCTGTCATTCCCAGGGCCTCTGAAATGTGGAGGATTGGTCTCCTTGCAGGGTGTCTTAGCATCGGCAAAATTAAATGTTAAATTGCAGTTGCAAAAGGACACGCACGAAAAAAAGCCCTGAACCTCACGGCTCGGGGCTTCTCTCATTGACACTAACCTAAAAATAAATTCAAAAAAATCTATCTGAAAAAATTACAACATGAAACCGATGTTAGACACCGCAGTTGTCGAGGCCGAGATACTCGTTGATCTCGTCGTTGTCGGTGACGGGCACGAGCGACTTGGCGATGCGACCCACCGGCCACGTCAGCGAGTCGGTGGCCAGTTCCACCTCCTGACGGTTGTTCTCCTTCGTATCGACCTCGTCGGCCTTCGTCATCTTCAGCGGCTGACAGGGTGTGCCATACACCTTGCAGGGCTTCGACGAGTCGCACGGCACGTAGATGACGCCCAGCGAACCGTTGATGTTGTTGGCCTTGAACTCGGCGAAGGCGAGGTCGTCGCCCGGGTGGTTGAACTTGAAGTTGTGGTTGTAGCCACGACCGTAGTTCTCGCCGCCCACAGCGTCGCCAGCCTCGATAGAGGACTCATCGACGAAGATGCCGATGGGAGTGTAGCCCGTGACGAATTCGAGTTGGGTGACGGTGACACCCTTTTCGTCGCGCTCGTATGTCTTGGTCTTGTCGAAGTCGAAGACGATGATGACGTTCTTCTTACCGTTGGCAAGACCCTGATTGTTGCTCTGTTTCGGAACAGAAACTTGTGTGTAAGCTGCCATATTGTTTACAGTTTTGAATGGTTTGGAAAGAATTGAATAGAAATCATGGGGAACGACGTGGGCAGTACCAGCGCCGCCCCATGTAGAGAGATTTTAGACGCCGTCGCCGTTGTTGTCGTCGCCAGTGTCGTCGCCAGTGTCGTCGCCAGCGTTGTCGCCATTGCCACCCGAAGCGTAGTCGGGAGCGATGTAGGCGAAGATGGCCTCTTTGAGCCAGAAGCCCGTGCCTTCCCACCACTCGCCGAAGATTTTCACTTCGTAATCGACCTCCTGGAAGCGCAGGGTGATGGCCTTCGGGTCTTTCGACATGAGGTGCTTGAAGTTCTCCTTCGGCGTGATGAAGAAGCAGCCCGTTCCGCGCATACCTTCGAGCGGTGCGAAGGTGAAGTTCGTGAAGTCGATCTTCACGCGGTTGTCGCCGTCTTCGTTCTTGAGCCAAGGATATTTCTCGCGGTAGGCCTTCTGATACTTCAGAATGAGGTCGGGGTCGGTGTGGACGGTGAGTTTCTGACGCTTGTAGAGCGGCTTCACCTCCTGAACGGCAGCGTCGATGACGGTCAGCACGTTTTCGTCGGTGATGGCCGTGCCCTTCTGCAACCACGTGATGGCTTCGTCGTCGTCGTTGTAGAGCTTGACGAGCTGCGTCAGGTAGCCGTCCATCGTCTCCTCGGGCTTCGAGGCCGAGTAGTTGCCCTCTCCGTCGGGCTGCACCTCCTTGAACTCACCAACGGCAAGAGCGGTCTCGCGCTCCTCGTTGAGTTTCGGGAAGATGAGCTGGTAGAGGATGTAGCGCACCACCGGCATCGACTGGAGCGTGGCTGCCTGCTCGTCGTAGAGGTAGCCCAGAATGTCTTCCATGATGTCCGACGGAATGATGGAGACATTGATTTTGCACTTGTAGTTCTTGATGACGAGCGGCGTGAACTTCGACTTTCCGGCAGGCGTCCACTTCGGAACGAACTGCTGCAGCACCGAGGTGATGTGGGCGTGCTGGGCGCGAACCTCGGTTTTGTCGGTCATGATGGTGGTCATGTAGGCCGTCGATTCGGTGGTGCCGAGCAACGACTTCATGATTTCCATGCGGTTGTTATCGACATACTTGCCGAACTCCTGCTTGAGTTCCTGCGTGTCGATGGTGTCGTCGCCGCTGTAGGCTGCCGAGACTTTGCCCTGCAGGTAGTCGGCGAGGAAGCGGTTGTGCTTCAACGACAAATCGATGCCGTTCTTCTTCAGTTCGGCCTCGAACTCGTTCACGGTCACGGCCTTGCCACCGTCGTTGGCAGGCTCGCCCTCGAGTTTCTTGATGGTGGCCTGCAGCGTCGCGTTGGTCTTCTGCAGTTCCTGTGCCTGTGTGCGAAGTCGGTCCATCTCGGCCTGCTGGGCTTCGAGGCGAAGGCGCATTTCGGCGGTCACCAACTCGTCGAATGTCTCACCGCTTTCTTCGGCCTTGGCCAGTTCAGCGAGGAAGGCATTGACAAACTTCTCACCGAACTTCTCGGTGAGCTGCTTTTTCTGCTCATCGGTGAGCGTGCTTTTGCCATCGACTTTTGAAAAAGCCGAAATGCCAAAGAACATCAGCACCGAGGCAACAACTTCTTTGAAATTTCCCATAACAATTAACAATTAAAGATTAGAAGAGTGAATAAAATCGTTGATATTGGCTTCGGCCACCAGTTCGCGACAGCGAGCGACGGCCTTTTCCAGCGAGCCAATCGAGTCAATCAAACCATTCGCCAGGCTATCCTCGGCGAAGAACACGCGACCGGCGAGGATGCCTTCCACCTTCTCGTCGAGCTTGCCGGCGCGACGCTCGCGAACAGCCTCTTGGAACTTCTGCGCCAGAGGGTCGAGCTGCTCGGTCTTGATCAGGTCGTATTTGCCCTCACGCGCCAGTTCAAACGGCTGGTTCTTGTAGTTCGAGAGATTCGAATAGATGGTGTGAACCTTGATGCCCTCCGACTCGTAGTATTTCGAGTAGTCGGCGAACGACATCATCACGCCAATCGAACCGAACTCCGACGAAATCGAGTTGGTCGCCATCACCTCGTCGCAGTGGCACGCCACATAGTAGGCTGCCGAGGCGCACAGGTCGCACGATGCCACCACAGGCTTGCCTTTCGCCTGCGCACGTTGAATCGCACCAATCAGCGGTGCAATCGCATCGACCGAACCACCGCCACTGTCCACTTCGAGCACGATGCCACACACACGGGCGTCGGCAGCCGCCTCGTCGATGGCCTCGGCAATCTCGTCGGCACCGTAGTTACACCACGTTCCGTACTTAATCATCGTTCCAATGAGCGGTATCACCGCCACCACTTGGGCGTCACCTTGGCCACCCTCGACCGACTGCGCTAGCGCAGCGTCTATCTTCTTCACCTCAAGCCGATGGTTGGCCGAGTAGGGCTGGGCCGAAAAGTCGTCCACGTCGTGACGCAGAAACTTATCGACCAGCACCGACAGGGCCTCGACCTGACGAAGGTCAAGGAAAAACTTACTTGACAGAAGGGTGTGGTATAGCTTGGAATATGCCATAATCTTGCAGTTTAAGTTTCGGCTGCAAAATTACGGCCTATATATAATTATGTCAAGGACTGCAAAACCTTAGCAAATTCCGGACTGTTGCGCTTGAACGAAAGGCGCAGCGTCTTCGGTGTGCCCGACTGCTCGATGGCGAGCCGAACCGGCGCCAGTTCCGTTCCCACCACCAGCACCTTGCCGTTGGTGTATTCGACGAAAACGATGCAGTCTTCCTCGGCCATCGAGCGGAACCGCTCGACAAATTCGGCTTCGTCCGAGGTGAACACCGATTCCATTTCCTGCTCGACATACTGCCCACTGGCGGCCTGTCGCTCTGTGAACGTGGCCGACTGCGGACGCGGGTTCACCATCAGTCCGCGAAGTTCGACATCGATATCGGGTGAACCGATTTTCGTTTTCAACTCGGCCTGCGAAGCCGGAATGAATGCCACGTGGCAAATCTCTGCATGTGGGTCGTTGTAGTGTGCCATAGCGTTTTTCTGTTTTTATGCGATAAAAATATGTGCAATTTCGCGTTTTAATGATGCAAAAATTTTTTGATTTCAGGAAAAAAGTTGCAGTTCCGGCGTGCGAGGCGGTTTCGAGCGCGACCTTCTCGGCTGGTTGCCGAGGTGGGTCGTGGCGATGTGCCGCGCAATCTCCTCGCGAATGTTCCGACGCTGACGATACATGATTTTCTTCACCATTTCGTGGCGGTCCTCCGACTGGCGCATCCCATACGCCGAACAGAACGACTCGACAATCTGCTTTTCGCCGTAGCCCATCGAACGCGCCTCGACGTCCCACTGCCAGCAGCGCAACTTCAAGAACAGCTTTACTTCTTCCTGGATCTGCTCGCGATGGAACGGCGAGAGCGTCAGGTAGTATTTCGTGTAGGTGTGGCGGTTGCCGTCGCTCACCGGCAGGTAGAGTTTCAGCGTGTCGCCACCACCGGCCAACTTCGGCGGAAACAGCGTCGGCTCCACGCGGTTGATGATGAACTTGCACAGCATCGACTCGCCATCGAGCAGCAGGCCGTCGCTGAGCGGCTTCGCCTCGTGGCGCAGAACGTCGTGCAGCCGAGGCTCAAGCGGCAGGTAAATGTAGGGTCTTTCGGTCGTTTCCATTCTTCTGTTTTGGTTGAGTTGTTCGTAAGTTTTTGCAAAGTTAAAAAATTTTTTTTTTGAAAATAACTGATTTCGGAAAAAAAGTGCAACATTTAGAATTTTTAACGTAATCAGTTGAAAATCAATAACTTACGACAAAACAAAAGTGAAACACTGCAACATTTGAAACTGCAACACGACCACCATACTTTTCTTCTTGTTGCACTTTTTGTTTCACTTTTTTCACCTAAAAAAAAAGTGTAACAGAAAATGTAACAGACTTACTTTTTCGTGTTTATCGGCATTTTTGCAGATTTTTTTCAACAAAGTTTCAGATGTTGCACTTTTTTTCGCAAACATTTGGTTGGGAATGGGAAGGAGTTCGAGCCCCGTGCCCGGGAAGAGGATGGACAACCATTTTCCTGACGTCAAGAAAATGCTATAAAAAAGCGGCGCGACTGGTCGAAATCCAGCCACGCCGCCCGGCAGAAACATTTGTTTTTAAGTTTCACTTATCAATCAGGCATTGTCTCACGGTCTTCAGTAGGGTAGGTCGCTGTCCTCAGTGTCCGGCGGCACCAGTCCGGCATCGTCCAGCGTGCGCTCCTGCGCTTCGTATTCGCGCTTCAGCTGAAGATACACTTCCTTGTTGGTCTTCATATAGAAATGATCCACCGCACTGCCGATGCTGTTGCCAAATCCATCTTTCAGTCGTTTCAAGATGCGGCCGTTCTGCTTGCCTCGGTCGGGCTTCGTGGTGCAAAGGTCGTAGGGGTTCATTTCTTCGATATACTTGCAGTAGCGAGCGAACGAGCGCAGTTTGCGCGTGAACGAGTTCGACGTCATATCTTTCAGTCCGCTCATCAGGCGGAAGTCGTCGAGTGCCTCCTTCACGGGAATTACCCTGTCGAGGTGCTCCACGCACAGCGGATGGAAGTACGACTCGGCCCACTGCTCGAAGTTGCCGCTCATTTCCTGCTTCTTCTTGCGCAGAATGATGTTGTCCATCGGTGGCAGAATCTTATCGCCGGTGGCGAGCGTCGAGAGATAGAACTGCTCACACTGCAAGAGGAAGTTGAAATCGGCGTTCCATTCGTCATCGGTGTAATCGACACCGAAAAGCGACTTGCCGAAGTCGTCGCGAATCGACCAGTTCCGCTCGTAGTTGTTCTGCTCGTCGCCGGAAATGTGGTGGTAGTAGTCCGAGAACACCATATATATCATACGCGCATCGGTCGAGGCGTCGAAGTCGTTGGGAACGTAGTTCGTCGTGAACGCCAACTTCGGCGACTCCGTGAAGGGAATGTTGTACGACTGGTTGTTCTTCGGGTTCACCACCATATTGCCCGTGATGATGTCGTAAAAGCCATTCATCTTGATGCCCTTCATGCAGTCGTCGAACAGCACCATGCCCGTGTGGCGGTTCACGCGGTCGAACAGGTGGGGGTTCTCCAGCGTCTTCGGGTTGCGTCCGGGAATGATGACGGTCTGCATGAAGTGGGGCAGTACCTGCGAGAACAGGAACGACTTACCGCTGCGGCCATTACATTCGCCGTCGTCGCCGATTTTCCAGTCCATGGCCATGGGCGCCCACGCTCGCGACGGGTCTTTGAATCCGTGCAGCATGTAGCCAATAGCAAAAATCTTGTTGATGAGCGATTGCTTTTGGTCCAGAATCTCCTTCGGTGTCAGTGTCTCGCTGTCGATGGTGAAGCGGTGCGCGTCGATGTAGGCGCGACGCTCTTCCTGCTCTTTGTCTTCGAGTAGTTCCTCCAACTCCCTGCGCCAGTGTAGTCGGCTGCTGTTGATGAGGTAGCCGAACACCTTGCTCCGCGCCTCCTTCACCTTGATGTCGTAGAAGGCCTTGCCGTCTTCGGTTTCCTCGCGGACAATCTCAAACATCGCGTCGAGGTGCTTGAAGGGGTGCTTGATGATGTTCTCTTCCCACACGTAGCGTTTCAGTTCGATGGCAGAGCCTCGGTCGAACACCTCGATTCCGTCGGCACTCACGCGCACGGTGTTGTCCTGGAAGAAGAACAGCTGCGTTGTCGGCGTGTAGTTGCAGAAATCGAGTTCAACCGATGAGAGTTTCGATATGGCCGACGGCGAGGTGCGCGGCGAGTCGATGATGAGGTTCTGTACGTCGATGGCCTGCACGTCGCTCGGCATTTCCGAGAATGGGCTGCGCTTCTCGTCGCCCGAAGCCCAGTTGATGAGAAACTCGGTGATGTCGTCGGTCGTCACTTTCTCGACGCGATTGCTTCTAATTCTCACGAAATCGACTTTGTTCGCCTCCTTGTCTTTCAATTTATAAAAGCCCTGCAAACGAAGGAAATATTGCAGACACGCCGAATTGATGCTGAAACTCGTCTCCTCGGTTTTCTTCTTCGTGCGTTCCTCCCAGAACTTTGCCGGCAATGCCTGGCCCACGAGTGTCTTCATCGACTGACTGGGCGCGTCCTGCATTTCCAACCAGTCGCGGAAATCCTTGCGGAAACGGCCACGCGCATCGCGGAACCGCTCGAAACGCTCCGGCAACCATATCGTGCGAATCTCAGGATAGCGCAGTGCCACCTCGCGACCGCGCTTGATGCCCGTCTCGTCTTTGTCGGGAATGTTGTAGAGGTGTTCCACCACCTTCATCACATCGCGATACTGCGATGTTTCCAGTTCGGCGGTTTCCGAGTTCAACCACAGCGGCGCGTAGCCGAGGCTCTTCGCACAGAGCGCGTCGCGCTCGCCACTGCAAATCACCGCCTGCTCCAATTTCTGTTCCTTGTAGGGCTTGCCCTCTTTCAGTGGGTCGCTTTCCCACTCCGAACGCTTCTTCTCGTTGAGTTTCGCGTGGTCGGCCTTCAGTTCCGAAAGACCGTTGATGAAATCGCGAGGCTTCGAGCCGATATACATAAACCTGTACTGCTTGTCGAAGCACAGCGGTTCGTATTTCTTGTAGAATTTCCGCGTCTCGCCATCGACCACGTGCGTACATTCGCGCATGAAAATAGGGTAGGTGTCGGTGGAATACTTCTTCGTAATCTTCCTGTCCTTACACTTGCCTACCCACTTCACCGAGTACCAGTGCAGCGCATCGACGTGCTCCTGCTTCACCGTCGGTCCCATCGTTTCGAGTTCCTTCTGCGTGAACTTCTCGTTCAATTCGTAATACCATTCGCCCTCCTTCATTTCCGGCGACGCGTCGAGGCCCTTTTCAAACCTCGGCTGATTCACGTCGGCCTTGATGTCGCCCAGACCCAACATCAATTCCGTGTTGATGTCGATGCAAGCCTCGTTGAAGCCGAGGTTCTTTTCCCTCATCCACAGACTGATGGGGTTGTGGCCGCGCTGATCGTCGCCGAAGTCCGTCACCACCCACCACAGTTCGTACTCCTTCAGGTGGGCGCTTGGTGTGCGCTCGTTTCGCACCTTGAAAGCCTGCTTCAAGTTGCCGCTGTCAATCACCCTACCTGCGTCGGGGTAGAGGTGGCGAATAATGTCGAGTCCCTTGCTGGTTCTCGACGAAATGTCTTCCTTCCTAATCATAAGTTTTACAAATGTTTCTGATTTTCAATTCGACGGGGCAAAATTACCCCGATTTTCGTTGGTGCAAAAGGACGGGGAAGGCGGCCTCTCAGGAATACTCCGAAGCGACACGAGAACTGGAAATCTCACAGATGGTTCGAAGTACGACCGCCAACCCGTCCGGGCGTGGCTGGCCCCAGTATTATTCGATGTGAACGTCGAATTTCTCCATTCGCTTCACCTCGTAGAGTTTTCCGAGCATCATCCGCTTGCCATCGTCCAGCAGCTTCTCCTTCTTCACGCTGCCGTCGGCGTTCACGTAGGCGCGGCCAAAGCCGTCCCACACAATCAGGTCGTATTGCTCGTTGTGCCCACGCACCAGTTCCACCTGTCCCTGATTCAGAGACATCGCATCGAAGAACACCCTCGCGCCCTTCTCAGTCAAAGCCTTAGCGGCTTCTTCAAAATTTCTTACTGTCATAGTTTTTTTCCCTTTCGTTTGATGATTAAAAATAAAATGGTGCAAGCAGATGGCAAGAACTCTGAGTCACTATTTCGGGATTGAGCGAGCTCCGCGCCCTCACGGGTGGCGGCATCTGCCTGCACCGGGCTTCCTACGGCTGTTTTGCGACTATTTGAATAACGATTGTTCAATAGCAGTCGGGCGCGACGGCGCGGCACCTGCAAGTTTACTGACTCGTTCCGCCTCGGCAGCCAACAGACGAGCGAACTCCATCATCTGCTCCGAGTTCAAGAACAAAATTCTGTCGCGCATCGTGCGGTCTTGAACCGTCACCTCAATCCGCCCCGACTGCTTTAAGATAGCTTGTACTTCCATATCTCTTTCCTTTCTGTTAAGTAGTTACATAGTAGTTACATAGTAGTTACATTACAATGCTGCTTGCATCAAAGCCTCGAACACCTTAAAGTCGGTCTCCGTGTCAATCTGAAGGTTGAACGGAACATCCTGCTCGATGTCCACCGAAAGGTCGTCGAACAGGCGGTGGCTCGACGCGTACCACTCTGCATCGACCACCAGCAAATTGCCGTCGAACTGGTGGAGAAACCGCGTCTGAGGGTCTTGGTCGCGAGTGGCAAACTGAAATTCGCAGCCGATGTGGCCGATGATCTTCAGTTTCCGCGCCGTATAGATACTCGGATAGGGCGACCTCTTCAATTTCTCAACCATCGTGCGCAGCAGCCCCACACGGCGCAGCGGCGACGTCGGCTGCAACAGCGCGAAATAGCGGCAATCCACCTGCGCCAACACCTGGTCGATGCAGTTCACCATATTCGAGTCGTCCACCACCTCGCGCACACACGCCACGTCCATCTTCTCACACCACGCCACGATGTCCTCATCGTCCGTCGATACCACCGGCTTCGCGCCCTCGGCAGTGGCATACATCACACTGTAGTGATACAGTTCCTCGCCCAGCAGCAGCCGGCGGTTCTTGCCCGGCACACGCTCCGATGTCGCCTTCGCCGGAATAATTGCAATCACATTTTCCATATTCATCATTTTTTGTTTGCACACTCGTTCCATCTTCTTGAAATTTCCTCTCCCAATTTTTTTGCGTCGTCGAATGTTGCAGCGAAATCCTTGTATAAGTTGCTATCAAACAATTTGATTTCTGCAAAGGGAATGTTCCACCCACAGCCTTCTTCTTTGAAGCATAGTTCAACGGTTCCGTGATTGTCGCTGCCGATGCAAAGCATTTTGTTCGTCTCGGTATCGAAACTACCTTCTACGAATCGAAATTTTGGTGTAATATTCATTTCTCACCTCCTTTCTTTTTTTTGTAAGCCCAACCGACGAGGCGCCCGAAAGGCAGTCCAATGCCGCAAACCTTCTGCGGCTTACGAAGCATAAAATCACCATCCTCATCAACCTCACCATTAGTACACCCCTCGTAAAGTTGTCCGTTGTTGAATAGGAAAATCGCCTCTTTGTTCGGGTCAATTCGACAAATCTCGTTAGGTTCTTTCATCTTGTACTTACTGCCGTCACGCAGCGTAATCTTAATGTTTGTAATCATATTCTTCTGTCAAAGTAAGTTCGTTCCCTCCACGTCGCGAACTCGGTTAAACACTAAAATTCTTGGCGGTGATTTTCTCCACAGCAACACTAAAATTCTTGCCGGTGATTTTCTCCAGCAGTTTCAACTCCAGAGGTTTGAACACCCCACGACACCGCTTCGTGTACCACGACGGGTAGCTAAGCCCAGTAGCCGAGAGAAATTCATCCCTCACTCTTCTCTTCTCATCCTCCGGCAGCGCATTGTAATACGCTCCGAAAGCAACCTTGTCGAACTTTTTTTTCATTTTTCTTTTGTAGTATAAAAATAATTCGTAAATTTACGATGCAAAGGTAATATATTTAATACAAATACGTCTTATATTTACGACTTTTTTTTGAAAGTTTAACAAATTACAGATATATGGACACAATAAATGACAGACTATTTGAGATTGCCGAAACCCTGTTCAACGGCAATTTGAGCAACTTTGCAGAAGCCATTGGAACCAGCAAGGGCAATATGTCTAATTATGTTCGTTCCAAAGAAGTGTTAGGGTCGAAGAGACTATCCGAGCCAGGATTTTCATTTCTCGAAAAAGTCGTAAATTCATTAGACATCGATGCAAACTGGTTGATAACCGGGAGTGGAGAAATGAAAAAAAAGAGCGTAGATCCTTCACTTTTCAACACGGAACTTCTCACGGTGTGTCGTGCACTGATAGCCAACTATCAGCAGCGCGACGAAGTAATGGCACAACTTATTTCAATGGTTAAACAAATGGAGTAG